CTGTACTCCGCACCCCCCGTCGCAGGTGTAGCCGCCGCTGTCGGTGATGGTGTGGCTCACTTGGGTGATCAACCAGTTGGAATTGTCGATTTCGGCTTTAAAGCCGCGCAGTTGTACGGTGGTTTCCGGCATTAGCATGGGGTCGCCGTAAGCCATGGTGATTTTAAACGTGGCAACGCCGCGTTTGAGTTTGTCAAAAGCGGATTTAGCGCCTTGTATTGCGCTGGCTTCGTATTTGTACGTATGGCGTAATGTTTTGATTTGTTCCGAATCGGACGTCACCGGGGCGGTTTGTTGCACGGCGTGTTTTTTCTGCTTGCTCACCTTGCCTTTTTTAGTAATGCGGTTGACAAGCGCGACCTTCGAGTTTTCATCAATCAGCACTTCGCCTTTTTTGCCGTTGTCGGTGTTATACCAATAAGCGCGCACGGCTTTGTAGTTGTTGTTTTCGACAACCGAAAATGTGTAGCTGTCGCCCGCTTTTTTAGTGATCTGCATCTTCTCAATGTCTTTTCCGCTCGCGGTTTTCGATGTTCCGGCGGGCAAAAATAAAAGCACGCCGTTTTTCACGGTGGCAATGGCATCATATTGTTCTGCAAGGCGCGAAAGCAAATTAATGTCGCTTTCGTTGGTTTGGTCTAAGTGCGGGATGGTTTGCTTTTCGTAAATCTCTCCACAACGGCTATCGAGTTTGTTTTCTGCGGCAATTTGCGCAATTAATGCACCAATTTTAATTTGGTGAAATGACCGTTCTTTCGGTGTGGTTAGTGAGCCTTTCATGTCAGCGGCACGGGCGCGAATCGTCAGTTTATCCGGCGCGCCGCTGAATTCCACTTCGTCAACGGTGAATTTGCCCTTATTGATAAGCTGTTCGCCTTTCCATCCGATCGCCACTTCCAATACAGCGTTGCGCGGCGGTATGTCTAGCTTGCCGTCGTGGTCGCTTAACTCTAAATCTAACATATCTGCCACAAAGCCGCGATTGTCATCAATACGCATGCTCATGATGCGATCAGTCACCAGTTGGGTGATGTCTTTCGTTTCTCCGTCCTGCGGGGTGACGGTAACGCTAAATTGCGGTGTCTTGTGATTTTTTTCTAAAAGGTTTTCGAACATTAAAAGGCACTCATGATTTCGTTTGCGATGCCGATTAGTTTCGGGTCGTCGGTGCGTTTGAGTGTCATTGAAAAATCAATGGCACGCGGTGTACCGTCGCCGAACATTTCGGAGCGGGTTTCGGAGATGCTCTCAATAACAAAAAAGCCTACCAGTTCAAAGGTTGCCCCCTCGATAAAAGGGAAACTGCCGCCGCTGTCTGCCATCAATTCAAGGGCTTTAATGCTAAACCGCCCGCCCGTGATTTCGGGCATCAGGCGACCGCTGATGGTGATTTTCTCGCCCTCTTTGCCCGTAAACTGTGCGCGTGGCATAGCGCCCACAACGCTGTTTGTTGGGTGGCGCCACGTGCTTTCGCGGTCGAGCGTTTGAAAAGGGATTGTGGTGCGAGTGAAAACAAACATCCCCAGCGCCGCCATGGCGAAATTTTGTAGCATATTTAATTGCCTTTTTTAGCGCATGTACAAATAAAAATAATATTTACCAATGTGAAACAACTGGAGAGAATGGTTCGATCAAAATAAACGAGTAATGCGCCTATAATTAGTGCTAGCCAAAATTCAAAATTAAATTTTGCTTTTGTGTAGATCGTTACTTGTTTTATCGAATTGCCGACGGAAGCGATAACGCCCAAAGCGATAAAAATACTAAGAATCCAGTCTAAAACAGACTGCGCTCTAATATTTGCAAATTGATAAATGAAAATAATTATGGCGATAAGTAAAACTGCTTGAATCCAGCTTTTGTAAGTAAGTTCTTTCTGTTGCATAGTCATTCCTTTATAAAAAAGTGCGGTCAGAATCTACCGCACTTTGTATTTACTCTTGTTGTTCGTGCCGTTCGCGGGCTTTTTCGCGCCAGTCCATCAGCTCCGTGAATGTCATATCCGCGTAAGCTGATGGCGGCCAGTGAAACACTGTTGCAATATCCGCGATGGCGTCATCAACGGTTGCGGCAATTATTGCGGGTTGGTTTCGGTGTCGTCCGCTTCGGTCGCCGATTTCTTCCCTAAAAAACCAATTGCCGCCGTTGCAATGTCGGTAAAATCATCCACTTCCATATTGATAAAGTCGTTTTTATGTAACATTGGCTGAGTGATTCGCGGCAACAACACTTGCAACGCGTCAACGTCCATTTGCAACACATCCAGCATTTTTAAGCCTTTCAATGCCGGCACGGTCGGTTTTAAGACGATGATTTCTTTAAATTCTTTTTCGCCGCGGACAATCGGGTTAATCAGTTCAACGGTTTTTTGATTTTCATTTTTCATTTTTCAAATCCTAATATTCTACAAGTTCAAAAAATGCCCCGTTTCCGGGGCGGGTGGTGTGTGAATTGTTAAGGTTTAAAGACCGATTGCGGCGCGGTGCTCGGCGAGTTTGTCGACGCCGTCAACGATAAAAATCGTGTTAAGTGCGTCAATTTCGACCAGCTCTTTGCCGTCAACGATGATTTTGTAGTAAGTCAAAGGCACTTTAAAATTCATTTCGGTGTCATCGCCCACTTTGCTGTTGCCCGGGTCGATTTCGGAAAAGCGCCCACGCATAACCAGTTCGACGCTGGTCACATCGCCGCTGTCGTCTTGCTCGTATGCGCCCATAAAACGCAGTTGCATGCCGTCGATAGTTGCGCCGAATTTGCGGATAAGTTCGACCATGTAGCCGCCCATCTTAAATTCAGCTTCCAGTTTTTCTAAGCCATGGTTGATGTCCACCGGGGCAACTTGACCGCCTGCGCGATATTCTTCCGCTTTCATTGCCAATTTCGGCTGGGTCACTTCATTGATTTGTCCGAGGTATTTGCCACCGTCAACTGTGAAATTCATTAGTTTTAATTTGCGAGGTAATGCCATGTTTTGTTACTCCTTACCTATGCCGCTAATTTTTCGGCGAATTGCACTAAATATTCATCCGAAATGTATTGGTTAAAGCCGAGTTGTTCTAACGGCGGCACGGCGCAATAATCATAAGAGATCAGCAATTTTGCATCTTTTAAGTTTGTTGCACTGTTTAGCTCTTTGTTGAGCCATGCTTTACCGCCGACTAAATAACCTTTTGTCACCCAGTCACGCCATTTCGCGTTAATGGCTTCGATGATGTCTTTTACTAACGCCACCGAAATATTTAAATCAACGGCATAATCAAAAGATTGTGCGATAGTGTCTTTCAACACTTGCGCCGTGCGGGTGTAGTTTTCGTAAACAAATAATTTATCGGCAGAACAAGTACGCAAGCCCCAAAACTTAAAGCCGTTATAATTCACACAACAAGTAATGCCTTGTTCGTTCAAATAATTGACGTCGGTCGCATTATCGTTAATGTCAAATGATAAAGGTTTTGTTACGCCTGTTACGCCGTTTAAGCCTTTATTTGAAATAGACGTGTGCCAGCCTGTCGTTGTGTCCATATATGCACGCATAGCGGCGGCACGGGTGACGGCATAGTCAATTTCGGTTTTTTTGGTGTTGACGTTGAACGACAAAAAATCACCGAAAATCAACATTAATTCACGTTGCGAGAAGTTGCGGCGATATGTCACGGCTTGTTCTTTGGTTTCGCAACCGTAGCAAGACGCATAAACAAAGCCATTCAATTTTTGCGCAACGCCAACCAATGCGGTGGTAACTTCTTGGCTGTCGTATTTCGGGACGCAGAAAATACGCGGTTTTACGCCGCAAACGGCCGCAGAAACGAGGAATGCTTTTAATCCGGTATAAGTGCCGGTGCTTTCGTCAACACCGCCGATCACGTTGGCTTTCATTTGCGCTTCGTCTGCCACTTCGGCAACACGGATGACAATTGTTTTACAATTGATAATGTCGGCAATCCCGCTTAATGCTCGGCTTAATGAGCCTTTCTTGCCGGCTTTTGCAATTGCTGCAGAGGTAATGCCCGTTAAAAGTGTCGGTTTGTTGAGCGGATAAGCTTCGGCGTCGGCGTCTTCCGCTGTTGCCACTAAGCCGATAACCGCGGTGGATGATGTTGTTAATGTTCGGATGGCTTGCGTGATCTCATTCACGCGGACGCCATGCAAATATTCTTCACTCATGCGTTTTTCCTGGTGTGTGTCAAAATTGGCTTTATTGTGATGGGTTCGTGGGCGTAGTGCGAGTAGTTGCGGGTGTGGGGTGTGGGTTGACAAAAAAACCGCACTTCGGTTAAAAGTGCGGGCGGGTTTTTGGGGGTTTTGAAGTCGGCGGGGTATTTTCGCCG